GAGCTTCGTATTGTTGTATAATGCCAGCCGAAGGATCAGTCTTTGATGGATTCACAAGTATCATCGCGCAAGACGCAGATACTCATCCATCGTATTTACCGGAGTCTGTAGTATCAGAATCGGTTAATAGGACATTCCGAGGTGGCATTAACCGGACAAGGCCAAGCATTCGGAACATTCCGATTATCGCTGGAGACGGAGAAGCCGAGACTATCGTTAACGATATTCTTGGTGGCAACTTCCAAGGTGCGTATCCATATCGAGCAACTAACTTCAGAACGAGCGATGGCATCCTACTATCGGTATCTGGAATTATCTACTTTCTGAAGATCGTAAACAACCGCGCATTTGCCTACAAGATCATCGAAGGTAACGATCCGGGTATGATGCACACATGGTTCGTGCAGGCTGAAGATCGGGCGTATATCCAAAATGGCTACCAGAATGCAATAGCTTGGGATGGAGTATTAGGAACGCTGACTGCAAACGAAATCCAAAATGGAGACTACTGCGAGATTGTGTCGGTCGGAACTACAAACTTCACCTTGATCGGCGCACCATCCAATACGATTGGAGTTAAGTTTACGGCAGTCATCACAGACACTCAAAGAGGAACTGGAACAGGAACAGTTAAACTACCTGCCTACCGACTAAATCCATACTTGGCAAAGATGCCGATTGGAACGATCATGGAGTATGCCTTCGGGCGAGTGTTCGTAGCTGACAAGTTCAATCAAATCTACGCATCTGACATCATCTATGGTGGTGGGTTTACTGATACAAAAAATACCGAGAACTTCACAGAGATAGGATACTGGGCAGAGGGCGGCGCGTTCTCCACTCCAGCCATGATGGGGAATATCACGGGGATGAAAGTTATGCCACAGATTGGAACTAACCTCCGTGGGCAGGGTGAGCTTGTAGTCCTTACTGGTAACGGAGCATTCTCAATGGATGTCTCTCTACCAAGAAGCCAATGGAATACATCAAACATCCAACGCATCTCGCTCCTTGGGCGAGGATGCACATCGCCATACCTTGGACTCGCTAACTCGGAGCTTTGGTTTAGGTCACACGATGGTTGGGCATTCTACTCCAATAGCCAATCTGAGTTTGCCAGATACTTCTCGCTTCGTAAACTATCGAGAGAAGTGAACAAGTGGGTAGAGAATGACACTCCATGGATGAAGCAGTTCGCTTCTACGATGTTTTTTGATAACTACATCATCAGCACAGTATCGCCACAGACCTACCGAGCAGAAGGCGTAGAGGGATTGAATAGGTATCATAGGGGAATGGTGGTTCTCGACCTCGACCAATCTTCTTCACCCGCACCAGACGCACAACTTTCTTTCCGATGGAATGGAATCTGGACGGGCATCAGACCAACTCAACTTCTATCTGCATTGATCCAAGGTGAGAAGCGTGGATTCGGATTTTCGTTTGACGCAGACAACAAGAATCGGCTTTACGAGTTTACAATCTCCCAAGGAGATGACTACGGCCCAAATGGAACTAGGCAGATCGAATCATTCTTCACAACTGGCAGGTATGACTTCAACCGAAGCGGATCTACCAACAAGTTCCTACGTAAAAAGATTACTGGTGGAGAAATGTGGATGAGCGAGATTAAGGGAGAAGTCCATAGTTCAGCAGAGTTCCGCGCAGACTCAAACCCATGCTGGTCAGAACTAAAAGTGCCTACGACATTCGGGTGTGATCCATGCTCGCCTAAAGTAACTGAATGCTTTCCGCAACGAGGTGGTAATCGCTACAAACGCTACAAGTTTAACACGCCAGACCCAAGCGAGTGCAATGACTTGGCAGGCATACCAGCGGTAGAGGGAAGCGAGTTCCAGATCAAAGTCAATCTAACTGGCGCAGCTACAGTTGACCGAGTAAGGTTAATGGCGAACATTAAAAATAACGATGACTCTCCGGTTGGTGACTGCCCAGAAGAAAATCAAGAGTGCGAACCATTTTTGTGTTGCCAAGAGAAATATTGGAACTACAATATCGTAAACTAATTTATGGACAATCAGTCTTCATCGCCAGCACTTACATTCCCAAATGTTCCAGATGACTTCTGTCCAACTGGTAACTGGCAGAATGTTTTTCAAGTATTCATTGATGAAGTTCTGACTAACGGAACGATCAATGTTCCGGGGTTGGGCGATGTAACTCCAGCGCAGATTACGCAAATCAACCAAACTCTTGCAGACCAGCAGAATCAGATTTCGGCAAACACGACGAACATCACAAATCTAACCACGCAGGTTAATGCTATTCCTGTAGTTAAAGTTAGATATGGTAACATAGGCAGCGTCCCTACTGGAGACTCGATCCAGACTGTATCCTTTGCGGCATTGCCTTCAGCGACATACGGAATTTCAATCACGCCTAATTGCAATGCAACGATTGGAGCGTCAGCAACACCATTGTTTGCTTTGGTCGACGGAAGTAAAACTACTACTGGATTCTCCATCCGTGTAGAAAACAACATTTCTCAAATAACAAGTGTGGACTGGATGGCGGTTCACACTTCGTAATAAACAAGCCATCACAAAGAAAACTAAATATATGACACCACTAAAAGGAACTGATCCTAAACTCGTTAGCGGCGGCGCACCCACTCGCGGCATGATCCGTGAAGGTATGGGCAACATGAACCCGCCTAACACTGGCAAGAATCCATACTCCAGCGCACCGCTTCCAAAATCTGGCAAGCCAGTTGGCGGTAAATAATTATCGGAAACGATAATCCCTATGGTATCTTTAAGCGATAATTGTTGCTCATCTTCTTTGGTTCGCAAATTTAAAGTTGGCGATACCAGAGAGGATGGCTATCGTTTTTCGCAATACCAAAAAAGAAAAAATAGTCTTGGGCAAATCATTGTTTATGAGCAATGGCTATCTCCAGATGTTTACGATAAAGAGCGATCAGCAAGGCTGGAAAGAGACAGGGAAAGGAAAAGAAAGCATAGGGAAAATCCAGAGTATAGAAAAAGGCACAATGAGTATTTAAAAAATCAAAGAAAAAGCCCAGAGTTTAGAGAAAAAGATAATAAATACAGAAGCGAAAAAAACAAAATAAGAAGGGCTACTGATAAACTCTTTAGACTTAAAAGCAATATGAGGTGTATTATTGCTCAAGCATTTAGATTAAATGGATACAAAAAAAAATCTAAATCTGAAAAAATACTTGGTTGCTCATGGAGTTTTTTGAAATCATATATTGAAGTCAGATTTCAAGATGGTATGTCGTGGGAGAATCGTAATGAATGGCACATCGACCATATTATTCCACACTCGAAAGCCAAAACAAAGAAAGATGTAATAAGATTAAACCACTACACAAACCTTCGCCCTTTATGGGCAAAAGATAATCTTATTAAAGCAGACAATTTGATAAAGGAACAATTAAACTTAATCTAAATATGGCTGATACATTAGAAGAAATGGTTGAGTTGATTAAGGGATTTTGTGGTGACAGTGGGACGTGTTCGTATGAACGCGGGGTTAAGGCTGTTAATCAAGCGCGTAGATTGATGTGGAATAAAAGGGCATGGAGTAGCCAAGAAGAGTATGTCCAAATCTGCTGCGTGAACGATTGCTTCACGCTTCCATCTCGCTATGAGCAAATCAAACTTGCTTGGATCGGGAATGAATCTGCGTCTCTAGCAGACGAATGGTTCAATGCTACGAACGCGTTTGCTCTTCATGCGGATCACTCATGCCATAGAGGGATTGTAGAAGTAGGAGGACTCCATGTCCTCTTCCGTGATTACACTACGCATCCATACCAAATTGGAGTGATGGCCGAGGAAGCTGAAGACATCGGCGTAGAGTTGATGTTTGAAGCGCAAGACCAGTATGACACCTACCATAAGGTAAAGGTGACTACTTCTAATCCTCCGATACTGGCTAAGTCTGATCTCCTTGTGAAGGGGATTCGGTCAGTAACCAAGCCAGTTACCAAAGGTAGGATTCGCGTGTATGCCTACGATACAGCATTGGAAGCAAAGACGCTGATAGCAATCTATCAACCGAACGATGCTAATCCAACCTTCCGTAGATTCAAAGCACCCAAGACCTGCGAATGCATTACACTCTACGCATCGAAGAAATACTTTGATCTAACCGATCCAAAAGAGTTGGTTGAGTTCATTCCTGATGCGATGATCTATGCGGTTCTTGCATTGAACTCGCGGGAGAATCGCAAGGCGCAGGAGTTCTTGAGCAACTTAGCACTTGCCGTGCAAGAGCAGGAGAAGGAAATGTCAAACGCAGAAATTCCTACTGCCGCTCCAATTCGATTTGCAAACTATAGTCGGGCAGATAACCTGATCGGTTCTGATCTGCTATCTCCATCACCAAACGACTACTTCTTATACCGATGACGCTGACAATCCCAGATAAGATTGATGCAAGGAATGTCGTTGGATATGGAGATCCAGACTACGAGCTTAATCTAATGGACTTGGAGATTCTAAAACTTCCTCCAATGGAATGTCCGTTGGTTCACAAGTTCACTCCGGGGATGTATATTCGTGAAATCTATATGCCGAAGGATACGATCCTGACAACTCTTCTTCATCTTACCACCCATCCATTCTTCGTGATGAAAGGAGATGTGACTGTCTGGTATCATGGTATACCCGCACATAGGTATAAAACAGGCTATAGCGGGATCACAGAAGCTGGAACAAGGCGAATGCTTTACACACATCGTGACACAATATGGACTACCTGCCATGTCACAGACTTAACTGATCCAGACGAAATTATTGACACGATCACTTCTAGAGACTTTAATCCTCACATCGCCAAGGAAGACCCAAGGGTTCAGAAGTGGCGGCACAACCGAACCGACTTAATCAAATGAGATTTCTTTTACCAGACCCATTAGGAAATAATAAACATCCACAGATGTTTCATACCAGCGCATTTGCTATTGGCGCAGGAGTGGTAGCTGTTGGCGCGGCGGCTGGGTCGGCAGCTATCTCTATGTCGGCAGCAGACCGCGCAAAGAAAGCTCAAGGTGCAGCGGCGGGTCAATTCAAAAAGCAACAAAGCAAAGCCGCTAAAGGGTTAGTTAAAGGACAGAAGCAAGTCCAAGGGATGATAAGTGAAGTGAAGGCTCCAGAGTATAACTTGGGAGCGATGATTGGTGACGCTGGTCAGATTTCAGATTACTATAGAAAGCAACTTGAGACATTCCAGCCCGGAGCAGCACAGCAACGCCAGCAAGCTACTACGCAAATCGGTCAAGCTATGGATGTTATTTCAAACTATCTTCGAGGAGAAATACCACAAGATGTTAAAGAACAGATCATTCGTAATGTCGCTGAGAGTGCAGGCGCGGGATTTAACCCAGCGACAGCAGGACGCGCTGGAGGATTCCAAGCGGCACAAGGTCAGATGGCGCGTAACCTTGGGTTGACTTCGCTTGATATTCAAAGACAAGGATTGGCAGCAATCCCAAGCATCCAAGGCACAGCACAGAACTGGCAGCAATTGGCAAGGGCATTCACAGCAGAACCACTTGATGTAGGAAGACTACAACTTGGCTACCAAACCGCTCAAGCAGAAGTTGGATTGCAGAAAGCTAAGATGGCATCTGATATGTTCTCTAACATCTACAATGCTCAGTCTGGTCTTGCTTCACAAATCTACGGAGCGAATAAAGAGACCGCCGCCGCAAGTTATGCTTCCCAACAAGCAGTTGGCCAAGGTGTCTCTGACATTGGCAAGGCTACCTC